AATAAGCTCTATCTTACTAAGCATGTTAGCTTGTATAAACAGGAAGATAGGGGGTACCCTGAACCCCTATGGACTTGTTGCGATTCTCACCCCCGCCTCAGCTGGCATTTTGTACGTGTTATAGAGCTTCTATAGTCTTGTACGGTTAAATAGCCCCTGACCAGGCATGTTTTTAGCAGCGACTCATATCATGCGACAGTCCTAGTGCCACTACCTGCACTTTTCCTATAGAAAGGCCCTGCTTTCATAGAGTGCTATTCTGTAGGGCTATAGATATCAAATAGGGTAAATAACTTTTGAGTCTATTTACCTTTTCTAGCCACCCACATAGGAGAGCCTGATGGCCGTTGCAACTCGGGGTCCCGTCCCCAAACGATCAAACACAAGACGCCGAAGGAACACTGGGTCTGAGCCGACCGTCATCTCCAGCAGGCCGACCGAGATTCCATACCCGGCTGACTCCAAGTGGCTGCCTTCCGTTAAGAGATTGTGGGAGTCATTAGCTCAGTCCGGTATGTCGCAGTTTTTTGAGCCTACCGACTGGGCCTTTGGGTACATCACACTGGGTGTACTGAATGATGCATTGACGAATACAAACAACACTACCGGCCAGATTTCCCACGCTGCCATCACAGGGATACTGGCCTCATTGTCACGCCTTGGTGTCACTGAGGGTGACCGGCGTAGGTTGCGTATTGAACTAGAATCTGAAGCGCCTGAGGGTGATCCTAAGATTGCCATAATGGCTGACTATAGACGCATACAAAAGGGAGCATAACATGGGGTTTCAATCTGATTCACAGGCCGGTGTTCGAGAGATGAATGAGTATACGGCTGACACGATTGCTCAGCTGGTGGTAGAACCAGAGACACCTGCTGTTGCCATTACTGCTGATGGTCATATTTGTGTATGGAAAACCGGCGCTTGGACTGACATTTTCTCTGTGGAGAACATTGTTGGTGCTACTGGTGCGACAGGTGTACAGGGAGTCACTGGCGCTACGGGTGCTATAGGTCTTCATGGCGCTACGGGTGCTGGTGCGACAGGTGCGACAGGATCTATTGGCGCTACGGGTGCGACAGGATCTATTGGCGCTACGGGTGCTGGTGCGACAGGTGCATAAGGAATACCATGATCGAGTTGCCCGCTCCAAATAGAACATTAGGTTGGGGAGTCCTCGACTGGTCCACTCAATGGCTGCTTCAGCCTGACGGGCCAGACGCCGGTAATCCGTGGAAGTACACTACCGAGCAAGCACAAATGGTTCTGGTCTGGTATGAGGTGGATGAGGTTGGTAGGTTTCTCAGGCGTCGTGGTGTTATTCGACGCATGAAAGGATGGGGAAAAGACCCTTTTCTAGCCGCCCTGTCTTACGCTGAAGCGTGTGGGCCAGTGCGGTTCGGCGGTTGGGATGCCAACGGGTTTCCTATAGGGATACAGCACACTGCACCTTGGATACAGATAGCCGCCGTATCCAAGGACCAGACCAAAAACACTATGACCTTGTTCCCTGGCTTGACTAGTCCTGAACTCAAGAAGACATTCGACGTGGATCTAGGCAAGGAGATTATCTATGTACGGGGTGGAATCGGACGTATTGAAGCTGTCACGTCGTCCCCAAGATCACTTGAAGGAGGCCGTCCGTCGCTGGTTGTCCTTAACGAAACACACCACTGGCTCGCCAATAACGAGGGCCTGGAAATGGCAGATGTTATCCGGCGAAATCTGGGTAAGTCAAGGGATGGTTCTGCTCGGTCCATTGAAATCACGAATGCCCATTTGCCTGGTGAGGGATCGGTAGCCGAGCTTACGTACAATGCTATCAAACAGGGTGAGATTGCTGGTGTCTGGTATGACGCTCGTGAGGCTCCTGAGTGCCCTGACTTAACGGACGAAGTGAGAGTTAAGGATGCACTAACATTCGCTCGGGGAGATAGTTATTGGGTAGACATTGACCGGCTGTATGATGAAATCATGGACCCGGCCACACCAGAGTACAAGAGCCGCAGGTTCTACCTGAATCAGGTCGTACTGGTGGATATTGACAGGTGGTTGCCACAAGGTGTGTGGTCTACACTGGCTGATTATGAGTACCATATTCCCGAGCATGATCGTGTCGTTTTGGGCTTTGATGGTTCTTATAATGGGGATGCTACTGGGCTAGTTGCTGTTACTATTGATAGGCCAATACCCTTTGTTCACTTGCTTTCTTTGGAAGAAAGACCCTATGGGGCAGTCGAGTATAGGGTTCCTCGCCAAAAGATCATGCAGGACATACGTACTGCTTGTGCTTACTACAATGTAGTCGAGGTAGCGGTTGACCCGGCCCTATGGCAGTCGGACCTAGAGCAGTTGATGGATGAGGGTTACCCTATAGTCGAGTTTCAACAGCGTGGGCAGCGCATGATAGAGGCTACACAGCGCCTTTATGAGGACGTTACTAGGTCAAGATTCAGCCATGATGGTAGCCCAGACCTAGCAAGACACATGGCAAATGCTTGGGTAAAGGACCCACTTAACCCAAGGATTCAAAAGGAAAACCAGTCCTCTAGGAACTGGGTGGACATGGCAGTTGCTACGGTCATGGCATCACAGAGGGCTAAGGAAATCGCTATGGAATCTCAGTTTGCAACCGTGATCTTCGGCAGTGATTACACACCTGTTGAACCTGCACCGGCACCACCGAGAGGTCCACAGTTCCCCAAGATCTTGACACAAGCGGATATGTTAGTTCCGAATCAAATGGAAAACCTAGCAAAGAAAGGTCACCCGCATGACCACATTTAAGGAATGGTTAAAGCTTCCGACATTTCGTGCTCGGCCACAGTTGACGTTCCCAGTGGCCAACTATGTCGAGTTTGCTGGAGCCTCTATGTTGACTACAGGGGTCTATCTTCTCGCCGGTCTAGGTTGGGCACTTGTGGCTGGCGCACTGATTCTCATAGTGGCTTCCGAGCTAGTTCTCGGAGACAATCTTTCAGTCACACTGCCTCGCCCACCACACCCCATAAGAAGGTTGCGGCGTGCCCATTCCTAAGGTATTTCATAGGATCTGGCTTAAGGGATCCCCACCTATGCCTCAGCAGTTTGTGGATTGGGGCAGGTCTTGGCTGTACTACAACCGTGACTGGGAGATGAAAACCTGGACTACATGGCCGGAATGGGGAGTTAATAAGGAAGAGTTTGACACGGCCCAGAACTTTGTAGCTGCCTCGGATGTTCTGCGGTATGAGATTCTGTATCACGAGGGCGGCGTTTATATAGATACAGACTTCGAGTGTCTTAAGCCTATAGGTGCTCTTATTGAGCCTTGTGATGCCTTTACTGCTTATGAGGGACCGGGTGTAGAGACAGCATCTTGTGCAATCACGGGGGCTGTTCCTAATCATCCAGCCTTCAAGAGTCTTGTCGAGTGTTTGCCACAATCTGTTAAGCTGTGGTACGGCCCTAGTGCTGAGCGAATGAAGGACTATCCTTACGGTTATGTTCTCTATCAGGTGGCTATGACTGGCCCAAGGTTCTTTACACGAGTCCTCTCAATACACCCGGAAGTTCACATCTTTGATTCCACACTGTTTTACCCGTTGAGGTATGCAGACAAGTTTGATTGGCAGCCTGAGAAATATCCTGACGCTTATGCTGTTCATCACTGGGCAGCCACATGGATTCCAGAAGAGAGTTTGATTTAATATGACTATTAGCCAGCGGCAGCGTCAGATACAGCAAAGAGCTTTTCCACTCTCGTCGGGTGGCTGGGGTGGTTGGATGAGTGATCCTGCTGCGATTCCACCGCCTGGTGTATATAATCAAGCCATTGCAGGTGTCATTGTCAATGAGAGGTCCGTTCTTTCGATCATGACTGTGGCTTCATGTATCCGTGTGTTAGGTGACGCTCTATCTGGGTTGACGATACATGTGCATAGACAGCAAGGAAACCGGCGCTCTTTTGCTGATCCTGAGGTTGACCCGCCCGATATCTTTGTGAAGCCATGTGCGGACATTGATCGTGAACAACTTGACTTCAATACGGTAGCTTCATGGGGATTAGCTGGCAATGCTTACTACCACATCATTGATCGTGGTCGAATGGATATGCCGACCCTAATAGAGTGTTTGAACCCAACACAGATGAAGTGTAATATGATTAAGGGTGTCAGGGTCTATAGGGTCGGGTCTGATATAGGACCTATCATCCCTAATAGGGACTTAATCCATGTTCCCTGGATGTCCTTGGCCGGTGGAATTATGGGCCTTAATCCCATTGAGATTGGGGCGGTTGGCTTTGGGTTACCTATCGCCATGAATGAGTACGCCTCACGGTACTTCGCACAAGGTATTCACCCTACAGGTGTTTTCTCTTTGGACAAGCCATTGAAACAGGAGGACAAGGACCGTATTATTGGCGAGCTGATGACACAACATGGTGGTCTGGCTCAGGCTCACACACCAATCATTCTCGACTCAAAGGCCAAGTGGCAACAGATTTCAGTTAGCCCACAGACTGCCCAGCTTCTAGAAGCTAGGGCTTTCTCACGCTCTGAACTGTGCGGTTTCTATGGTGTTCCGGGCCACCTTGTTGGTGATATATCCGCTGGTGGCTCTGAAGTGTATGGTAAGGGCCTTCAGGAAATGGTTATGGGCTTTGCTCTGTTTGCCCTGTCGGGCTATGTTCGTAGGTCAGACAGGATGTATACAGCCCTTCTTCCTGCTGGGTACTACGCACGGCGTGACGTGTCAGACCTATTTAAAACGAATGACGAAATGCTTGGTGCATTTATCAATGCCTTGCGTATGTCCGCCACTGCGACACCTAATGAGTGTCGTGAGTACCTTAAGCTTAAGCCTTCAAAAGAGGCCGGAGCAGACTCCTTGTGGGGACCAATCAACTCGGCACACTCGGACTTTATGCTTACTGGTGGTGGTGCATTGTCCGCCTCACCGGCTGCGGTTGATACAGGACAGGCTAGTAATACGCCATATCCAAGCACTCCTAGAACTCCGGGTAATGAGCCAGCGCCCGGCGCACCGGCAGGAGGTACGCCACCCGCTGCGGCTCCGGCCGGTAGAAGTCTTACTCCACGCTTTGCTCTAAGGAGAACTCGGTAGTGTTTACTAAGCGTTGGATACAGGTGACAGCATTTCATAAGGAACCTGTATGGATGTCCATTCCATTTGATCCTCTAGACAAGAGCACTAGTGACCGATTTGTCATGCTGGGTGGTGGACATATCCGGCTCCATTGGCAGATAACTGATACTTCCTTACGGGAGGTTCCTGTTATACCACCATGGGTCATTGACTATCGTCTTGGGGATGAAACCTTCCAACAGGAGGAACAAGGGCACGGTTGGCACGGTTACTTTGAGCCTGGAAAGGAAAGTATATCTGACCCGAGCGCTGATGCAGGGCAGAGTGGGGATACTCCACCTACTGATGATGTACCTCCTGTCGATTTGAATGACAATACATGGGAGACTTCTGGGCAGGAAATGACTGTTGATTCTTTTGAACAGGCATTGAATCAGAAGCCGGACGGTGGTTCGGTTAAACCTTCGGACGGATCCCAACCTCAGACTGGGTTTAATGTAGCTGGTGTTCAACAGCAGTTGCCATTTACGGCCAACATGCACGACATGGCTCAGCAGATGTATGACCATACGCAAGCTAATCCAGACTTGTATGCTCGGTCAGATATGTATGTGGGCTGGTGGCTACAGAGGGACGATGCTGGTAATCCAGTAGCCTTTGTGGTCGAGCCATCCCAGAAGGTAGAGAATCCGGCCACTGCTGCCTTGCTTGGTGTTCAGCGTAATCAGGACTCCATATGGAATAACGCACAGGGCATTTTTAACAAGCAAGAAGAGTTGGTAAAAGGTCTACCTGATGAGCACGGTAAGTATTCTGATGGGACTTATCAAACTACAGCCTCAATACCGTGCGGTGGTAACGGTAAGTTTGGTGAGCCAAATGCTAACTATGCTCCTAACTGTACAGCCTTTGGTCCTGTGGGACCGGCCTACCAGACTAACAGTGATCCTAATGGTCCCTATGTAAATACTAATGGGTCAACTACTGCTGATTTGAACCTATCCCAACACCTACAGGACTTAATAGAGGCTAATCTTGCTAAGCTTCCTGGTATGAAGGATGGGAATAAGTCCGTCAGAGATACAATGTATACAAACTTTATGCAGGCAGCACAGGGCTTTACTTGTGCTGAGGTTGCCTTTGGTTTGACGGCATATCCTATGTATCATAATGAGGCTCAAAGAGTTTCGGACACAACTCAGAATAGTCTTAATCCAATCAGCCCTACTCAAGTGGCAGGCATGATTGGTGCGACAATGCCTCGAACAGCCATAGCAGTAACTATGGGCGCTACGGACTTTATTGCTCAGGCCGTTGCTAATGATACACCTGTAGACCTGCCGTTAGATATTCTCTACCAGACCAATGAGTTGACGGGCGGGGATAAGGGTGTTCCTGATTGTAACATTCAGAATGGTGTTGCTCTATCCAAGCAGCCAAACCTGACTTCAGCCTCTCAAGCACTCATGAAGATGATGGTGCAGTCAGATAAAACAGCACCACTTGCTTTTGGTGCTAAAAAGGATGGTTCTCCTCTGGAGCTTACTCCGAGCTTCTGGCAACGTGGTATGGACAAGGCTATTCAGATTGCTATGGGGCATGAGTTTGGCAAACCAGATGTCCCAGTAACTAACTCCATTCTTGGTGCTCAGTCTGGCGCAATGAAGGGTCCAGATTTTGTTAATAACATTATTGATCCTAATGCTACTTCCTTCTCCACAATGGATACTGTTATGGTTCGGGCGGCATCGGGCGGTCAATGCTCGTCCTTTGGCAAAGTAAATGACAGTCCTGCTGTTATAAAGCAGGGTGAGATTGAGTGGAAGGGTGGATCTTACCCATTCTTGTGCGACGCTAATGAGCGGGCTGCTGCCGACTTCGGGTCCCAAGTGGGGTTTCCTGTGAGTAGCATTGAGATGCAGGCTATGCAGTGGGCGCACGAGCAAGACAGAACTTCAGGACACTCTGTTAGTGGTACAGGTTCTCAGGGTGTAGATTCTATTGACCCGACAGTCGGAGATTTCCCACCAGCCAGTTCGGCAGATCTGGCAACTCCTGGCGTACCACAAGCCAGGGATGTAACGGACATGGTTGAGGCTTTGGACATCATTGCACAAGGACCAAGCGACTCAGCAGTGGGTCCTGTTGGGCAGGATCTGGACTCGTATGAGGAACAGTACAGTGATAAGGATGCCCAAGACTGTAAGCAGGATGTGGCGTCGAGACTAGCAGATCATTGTACTTCTTCTGCAATGGATCTTATAAATGCAGCTACTCCTATAGGTGCATATCCTGATGATGTGTTTGATGCTCAACTATTAGAGGCTCCGACATTGTCTATATATAGAGAACCAGAGCTAAAGCAGGCGGCTTGTTCTGAGCTTATATCTCATTGGGCTGGTACGTCAAATGACTCTAGTGCTCATAGTCTAGCTGTTCAGGAATCAGCTAAGACTGAGTTTGGTCTTCAGAACACTATGGAGTGGTCACCCCACCCTATGGGGAATGATAACCCCTCGTATGTTATTCAGTCTGATACAAAGCAGACTGTTGACGAGCATGGGCCGGTATTGCAAGACTTCCTCAGGTCACAGTACACTGATACTCAGCAGATGCTTAAGGACCAGAACGTAGGGTCGATTACTCTCTTCCGTGGACAGACTGAGGCACCTACACCACTGAATGTTGAGAAGACAGACCTTAATAACCCTGGAGTTATTCCTACTGCTCAGATGCGTCCGATGTCCTCGTGGTCAGCCAGTTATGACGTGGCTAGTAGGTTCTGTGAGGCTCATGGTGGTGTGCTTATGACAGCACAGGTTCCAGCATCTCAGATTCTATCAACACCCCGGACTGGATTTGGTTGTTTGAATGAGCACGAGTTTGTGGTGCTTGGCAATGTTGATGACGTTAAGGTTGAGACACCAGACTATACGTCAGCAGCTGAGGCCGCCGCAGCGGCCGCTGCACAGGAGCTATATTATTAATGCAATAGGTGTTGGTAAAGGTCTGAAGGGGTACTAATGAATATAGACAATGAGGATTGGATTAAGTTTAACTCTTGGGATGTCCGCAATCCTGACCACACACTGGTCACTACTTTAGATCAACTGTGCTATGGGCAACCTTCTGTACAAAGGATACAGCACTGGCAGAGCCTCACCGTATGGAATGCTGCGCCGGACGGCCTAAAGGCTGAGGCTGAAAAGTATCTGAAGGAGAATACGTATGCTTAAGCCCGAGCAGTTGCAAGCTGACTTCTATGTGCTGGGGTGGGATGATCCTACTCCGTACGACGTAGAGAGTGTCGAGACTCTTGAAGCCTTGGCTGAGATGAATAGGATTCAGGCTGAGAATGGGCAGCCTCAACGCCTTGACTATGGGGATGAAATGAACCTGATAGCAAAGAAACTTGGAATCCCATTTGATGATTCACAGGGGCATTTGCCTTACCTAGAGAGGATTGACAATGGACAGTAACGTTTTGACTCGTGAAGATGCTGAGGCGCAGAGCGTTGCTCTACGGGCTACCTACGCCGAGCAGGTTCGGGATGGCACGTCATATAGTGATCTTCAGGACATGCTTGGGACGGCAGTGTCTGAGAAGTTTAATGATAAGGACGATGAGGATGACTGGATCTATGTCGTGGACTTTGACGACGACTCGGTGGTCTTTTGTCAGAATGGTGAGAAGTTGCAAGCCCCCTATTCGGTTGATGGGAACACCGTTACTCTAGGAAAGGCGAGTACCGTGAAGGCCGTTACTACGTATGTGCCGATTGAAACTAAGTCAGCAGAGCCGGACAAGATCCCCGCAGTGCCTAAGAGGTACTGGTCCTTACGTGAGGTCGAGCAGCCCATCATTGGGGAAATGTCTATTCGCTCAGCGGCTGATAATCTGACTGAGGCAGTACTGGTGGGCTGGCCCTCAACTACTGGCACTGGTTATGACGTTACCGACTGGATGGGAGAGTACCGAGAGACAATCAATCCTGGTGCGTTTGGCAAGACTTTGAAGGAGTCTGACTATGTGCCGCTGTTGGTAGACCACCGTGGGGATGTGTTGTCGTCCTGGCACCAAGATCCCAGCCGTACTATGGATCTGGCTGAGGACAATAAGGGCCTTCGCCATGAGGCTAGGCTTGACATTGCCGAGAATACATCCAGCCGTAACCTAGTGTCAGGTATACGGCGTGGTGATTATTCGAAGGAGTCGTTCGCATTCCGAGCTACCAAGGAGGATTGGAACGAGGAATATACAGAGCGTGGTGTGAATGAACTACAGCTATTTGATGTGTCTGTAGTTAAGTCACCAGCTAACAAGCTAACGTCTGTGGGTCTTAGGTCAGATATGCTTGATATTCTTGGTAGAGAAGGTGCTGCTACACTTTGGTCAGTTAGGCAAGCTGTTGATGCTTATATTGAAACTAGAGAGATTGTCATAGAGTCAGAACCTGTTCTAGAGCAAGCTATGAGGGCCATCCGATTTGTGGATGAGCGAATGCAAGAGCAAGAGCAATATAGGTACTGTAGCAGGGCAAGGACCTTCCGTGTGATAGACTGTATAGAGCAGCTTAGAGCGGGTAAAACTCTCTCTAGCGCCAATGAGTCCCTCCTGAAGGGTGCTCTAGAATCTCTTGCTCAGGCCGACAATGCTGCTAAGACTGTCGGTAGTGCCATTGCTGAAAGCAGGACCGCCATATCAACTACGCTCGGAACTACTGAGCCTGCTGATACGGTTGGAAACCAGTCCACTAATCAGGGTGGATTGGACACAGGGAAACTGAGTGATGGTAACCCTGTATTGCCAAATGACGGGGCGGGAACCAGGAGCATACCGCTTTCGGTCTTGACAGCTCAGCGCCAAGTTGAGCTATTGAAGCTCCGTTCCCATAAATCCAAGTAGAGTAGAAAGGGCAATAATATGCCAGCGTTTCCTATCCCTCAGTCAGAAAATATCGTGACAGTTGGTGCGACCGGTGTCTATGTAGCTAAGAGTGGCGATGTTGTGGTTGCGGCTCCTGGGGCTGCTGTTCACCTTCCTTCTGTTCCTCTACCCGTTGTAGCCACACAGGCCCAAGCCCCCACTGGGGCAGCTACTGGACCGTCATTGCCGAGCGCTCCCGCTTTTCCTGATCTTTGGGTTAATGTCAGGAATAGTGGTGCTACTGGTGCTGTTACTATTTCGACTAGTGACGGATCTACTGTCGATGGTGCTAGTGGTGCTACTGGCGCAACTCTTGCTACCCTTACTGGTGGTCAAGGTTCTGTGTTTGTCACTGATAAGTTGGGTGCTTGGCACACTGTTGGGCACTAAGCAATGAATGTTGCCTTTGACATTGACGGTACTCTAGATGCCTTTCCTGTTGTATTCGAGTCGCTTTGTGCTGCCCTGATGGCGGCGGGGCACCACGTATACATCATCACAGGTGTCGAAGAGGACACTGTCACAAAGACTGACATTGCCAACAAGACAGCATACCTCACTGGTCTTGGTTTTGGTAAGGGCACATACACGACACTAATCGTGATGCCTAAACCCCATGACGTTAATAAGGCTAAAGAGGTTGCAGAGAATGATATAGAACTGTTACTGGATAACTCTGTTGCTAACGTAAAGGCGTGCAAAGGTCTATGCGCCTGCCTTCTTTTGTGGAATAACAAGAAGAAGGACGACCAGTAAGAATCAAGCCGGGACCAAGCGCACCACTCTAGCCCGAGAGCCGGACCTTAGGAAACCACTTGTTAGACAACAACTAACTAACAAGCCTATAGGAGGCTATTATGTCTAAGAAAGACGTAAAGAGGCTTCGTGCTGAGCGTGATGCAAAGGTTACGGAGCTTGAAGGAATCGTTAAGGCTGCGGCTGGGGATCCCACTGCGGCTGAGCCGGTGCAGGCTCGTGAGTTTACGCCTGAAGAGAGTTTCAAGCGTGGCGAACTGACTACGCAGATTACGGGCCTTGAGGACCGTATTGCTCAGGCTAAGACGCTTGCTAAGGAAGAGAGAGCACAAGAGGCTCTTAAGCTAGCTCGTGAGACTTACGGGTATGGGCCACAGCCTTATGAGTTTAACTCTGTAGGTGGAAGCCTAAAGGTCACGTCTGAGCATCGTGTGTATGAGCGTGGTAATGGGCAGTCGTACTTGTATGACATTGCCTGCATGGGCTTTGGTGCTGGTCTTGGTGGGCGCTACTTTGCTGCTCATGATCGTCTTCAGCGCCACGCACAAGAGAACCACGTCGAGGCTGTTGCTATTGACTCAAAGGTGACTCGTAGTGCTGAAGAGAGTTATTTTCTTAGCCAGATGATTGAGGCTAAGAACACTCGTGAGGACAATAGAGGTCACGCATGGTCGTACCGTGCGCTGTCCATTTCGTCCGGCGCAGGTGGGGAGTTTGTCCCGCCCTTGTTCGCTACGGCTGACTGGATTGCGTTTATGAGGGCCGCAAGGGCACTGGCTGATTGTCAGAATAACCAGCCACTTCCTGACGGCACCATGACCATCAACATCCCTAAGGTTACTGCTGGTACTGCGGTTGGTCCGCAGGCCGGTGGAGAGAACACTAACGTTCTTGAGGTTGACCTTCAGACAGAGTTCATCAGTCTTCCGGTAGTGGTTAAGGCCGGTTCGCAGTTGATTTCATTGCAGCTTCTTGAGCGGTCCCCAATCGCTTTCGACCAGATGGTCTTTACAGACCTTGGCAAGGCGTATGCACAGGCCGTTGATGTGGCTGTTGCTAATGGTAATGGCATTGCGCCCCCGACCCCCATGGGTCCGGGCGGGCCAGATGTTGTGGGTATTTTGAATACCGCTAACATTAACCTTATTACGTGGACTCAGGCTAGTCCTAAGATTACGGGGCTGTTTGGTCAGCTAGGACAGGCTAAGGCAGACATTGCTAATACCTTGTTCCTGCCTGCAACACACTGCTTCATGACCCCGACATACTGGGAGTGGTTGGCCTCGCAGTTTGACACTAACGGTCGGCCGCTGGTTGTTCCGTCCTACAATGGTCCGTTTAACGTGGCCATTCTTGGTACGGATCAGCAAGTAGTTGAGGGTGCTATTGGGCGTCGGATTTCCGGCCTCAATACGTTTGAGGACGCTAACTTGCCTCAGACTCTTAATGGTAATCAGAGTGTAATCATCGTCGGTAAGTTTGACGAAAACTACCTCTTCGAGTCCCCGGTGATTACTAGGGCACTCCCGCAGACCTATGGTAACCAGCTTTCTGTGTTGCTTCAGATCTATGGTTACATTTCCTACACGGCTGGACGTTACCCGAATGCCAACTCGGTCATTACGGGTTCTGGTCTGGTTACCCCAACCTTTGCTAGCTAATCAGCTAGTTTAGGTAAATGCTTTAGGTGTGGGGATATGGCGGGCAACATATCCCCACACCCATTGCCCGAACAAAGGACATCTAATGAATCCCGATAACATCATTGGCGCATTGGAGACAGAGAAAAGGCGTCATCCAGAACGTGCCGCAGAGATTGACGTGGAGATTGAGCGAGTGAAGTTACTCCCAAAACCTAAGGTTATTCTCAATCAGAACACAGGAGTTACCGTAGTGAACCGTCAAGAAGCATATCTTGCTGGTCTGAGGAAAGAGCTAGAGCGTCATCCTGAAAAGGTGGACGAGATTCAGGCCGAGATTGATAGGGCTGAAGGCAAGCATGTTGGACTTATTGAGCGTGCAGTTACGGCCCATAGAGGAAAACAGAAGGCAGTAACGAGCACTGATCCCGAGGATTAAATGGCTGGATTTACTAGTGTAGTGCTGACAGGTAAGTACACTGACGGCCTTAATCCTATGGCAGGAACTATTACGATTACCCTGAGTCAAGTTATGTCTAATACGGACTTGACTGTGATCCCTAACTCTAAGGTTATTGTCTTAGATAGTAATGGTGCATTTTCAGAGACATTCCTTGCTAACACGGATGGCACGACCGTTCCTCAGGGTACGTTCTATCAGGTCACTGAAGAACTGTATGGAACGGTAGGTACTGTCGGTGCTTCGGGAGCTTTGGGAGCTTCGGGAGGTTCAATCAGTTCTTTGTCGCAGGGGCAGCAAAGAGACTATTCTATCCAGATACCAGCTCTTGATTCGTCTGGAAATCCTGTCCGGACTGTTGACATATCATCCCTTATGCCAGGCACACCTATGGGGTTTAGCCCCACAGGAAACCCCGCAGGGTCAGTGCAATGGACGACATTCTTGGACATGCCAGAGGTTCTAAGTTGGTTGCAGTTTACGAGTGGTATTGCTACACCTGGTACGGAAATCTCTGGACTGTTGCAGCGCATTATAGATGCTGCTTGCTGGACCGGACAGGACATGGCTAATAGACCGCTCTGTCCTACTGAGATGTTTAACCGGTATAGTGGTTGGTCTGGTGAGTACATTCAACTTGACTACTCACCTATCATCAAGATAGTAAAGTGTCAAGAGTGGATGAGTACGGGTGGTTTTGTGCAACTGCCAGAATCTACTCCTGAGAACCCAGTTGATGGTGTTCAGGTGAACTACCGGACAGGTCAGCTTATGCGTACTTTCGCAGGGTACTCATGGCCTCGACCATTCTTTCCTGGCTCAAGGAACATTGAGGTAACATACATAGCTGGTTATGATCCTATACCGCCTAATGTGTGGGTGGCTACTATTGACTTGGTGGCTTATTGGTTTAGGAATACTTACCAAGCCTCAAGGACATTTACCGGGAATGCAGCCGAGTATGGGCAGAATCAACAGGCTTCTGGTGATCTATGGCCTGGCATTCCAAACAGGATTGCTGAAGTGTTCGAGAGCTTCCGATTGCCAGTGATCGGGTAAAGACATGACCACGATTACCTCGACAGCACCGGCATCTTATGCAGCACTGTGGGGATTTGTTTCTGCGGCTGCGGCGGCTGAAAACCCTCCGGTCTATACAGCACAGTACGAACTGTTGCAGTTTGAACCTGCTTCATACATCCTCTTTACTGGTATCTTCGACCATGTGTTCGATATAGAAGCTATGGGTTACCAGTGGATTGAATCGTATGAGCTTCAGGGCTATTGTACAGTTTTCACTGGTGATGCTGGTGAAAATGTTCCTACAGACATTATGTCGAAAACGTACAGTCTTTTCACTGACATTGTGATGAAGTCTGTTGTGGAGAATAGGGGTGGTAATGGTATTCCTGTTCTTGGTATAACTGGTGATCCGCACCCATTTGAGATTAAGTTAGGTTACGCTCATTATCAGGGAACTCCTGGTAACATTGGTGGTTCTCAGGCTGGTTGGCAGGGCAAGTTGGATTGGTCATTTTCTCTCCGGGCATATCTTGTTCCGGCGTAAGTAAAGGAGACATTATGTCTGGCATTGGTTCGGGTTTGGGCGGGTACTGTGCAATCGCTCAAGGTTCTGACGAAGGTGTTGGAGGCTCTGGTGCATCTGGCGCTACCGGGCCTTCAGAGTATTACAACTCTAGTTATTTCATGGCACCTACTCGTGGTGTTCCTGTCAAGTCGGCAGAGGGTGTATGGAACCCTCACATCGTGCAGGGTGGCCCATATATTCGTTACGTGTCTGGCTCTGGTGTGATTGACATTGGCTCGGCAAACGTGACTACATGGCTCGATGCTCAGGTCACTATGACTGGTGATTTCATGAACACTGGAATGGCATTGATGCTTGCTCAGGCATTTGGTGGGTTGGCTAATACCCCAGCGGCTGGTCTTGCTGTGGCTGCTTCTCCTGCTTATGCTCTTATGCAGGGTGGTGCGACAGGTGCTTCTGGCTCGGGTGGTCTGTATGTGCAGGATGGTACATGGGTTGATATGGAACTAGGTGTTCCATCAACTGATGGTACTCTCCACTATCAGGACTACCATGCTGGTAAGCTGACAAAGGCCGAGTGGGTATTCCCTCGTGACAACATGGTGACATTTGCTTATGACTGGGACTTTTGCTATGTAGCATTTCCCTCGACTCCGGCATTTATTGGAACAGAGCCTGCTGGTCCTGTGCCCTTTACAATGCCTAACGCTTCATCTCTCTTTAAGGTAGGTGGGGTTGCTGTTGATGGTTGTCGTAAGGTTACCGTGACGTTTACTCCTAAGTTGGCTGTGGACCGTATCTATGTCGGCCAACAGTATAAGGAGGAACCAGTCTCTAACGGTCTTATCGAGATTGCGGTTGCTCTTGAAATGGACTATACACCTACAGCTAAGAGTAATATCTTTGATGCCTTCTTGCCACATAGTGCTCTGGCTGTTCAGATTACAGCTGTTGGTAACGCCATCTCTACGTCCGGCCTGAATGATACGTTTGGCATCACACTGCCAGAACTTCTCATTCAGAGTGGTGGTGAAGCTCCGCTCAAAGGTGTGGACATTGTGAATAACACCATTAACCTTAAGGGTGCTATCAGTAATGCTGGTACTAGCCCGTCTGCCCAGTTGATTACTGGCGACACTGGCTGGTAAGAATATAAGGGTTTAGGGGGTTTATAGTATAAGACTTATACTCCTGATTACGAAAGGATTAGACATGCCCGAGTCCGTTTTTACTTTTCAGAACAAGGAGTATAGCTTTGCTCCTGAGCGTGACCTTGGTATCTCCGAGTTGCGCCATATCAAAGCATGGTTCGGTCTTCCCATGGGGACTTACAATGGACTGACTTCCGCTGCTGTCATGGGCGATCCTGATGCACTTGCTTGCGTCATTTGGGTTGCTCAGCACAAGGCTGGTGTCAAGAATGCACGAGAGCCTATGAGCCTTCCTGACTTTTCAGTCGGGGAACTCGTTGGCTCTTTTGTGTCTGAAGCCGAGAGAGATAGGGCGGTACTGCCCCCCTGTCATCTTGTGATTGATGGTGCGGAGTACACTCTAGACTTTCAGAAGGACCTGACTTGTAAGACACTTCGTCAGATTAAGCGGTGGTATCCGGCCCTTGGTACCTTGGTTAGTTTTACAATGTCGGTATTCCAGGGGGATCCTGATGCTATGGCTTGTGTTGCTTGGATTGTGTGGGGTGGACCTAATGACAAGTCCGTTGCTACTCCACAGACTATTGACTTTGCTGTAGGTGAAGTTCTTGAGTCGTATGACTTGGAGATTCCTGAGGAACCAGATGAACCTGAGCCTCCTCCTCTTATTGACCCAAACACTGGGGAACAAAAGACAATGGACCCCACTTTGCCGTCAGGTGGCGAAAGCTCCTTGACGGCGATCCCGATGACCTCTGGTACGGATACCAGCCCCAAATCTCCTACGTCCTCCACATCGGGCCGAACGAAGCAGAAAGTAGACCATTCCTCGAATACGCCGGATGGGCCATCTATATAGATGAGGTTTACTGGGATCAGATATTCCCTGCTTTGGTAGGAGCTAATGTTCAGAAAGCGTTTAGGTAATGCTTGAAAGTACTATACGGGTAGACACTAGGGGATTAAAGGACTACATGACTGTGGTTAAGTCTGGCACACGTCGTGTCACCAATAAAGTTCTCAGGGATATAGCACGAGATGCCGCACTACTTGCTATGGCCCACGAGCCTCACAACATGCGTGGGTATGGGTATATCCGTCCTGTTGTGTCTGGGCTTATTCCTGCTGTTAAGGCTTTAGGTGCTCCTGCTGGATATAACGATGCAGGTCGGTTTATCACGGCGGGCTTTAGTGGTAGGTTCCGGCACCCTGTATTTCCTGACCCAAATATAAACAGGAAGTATTGGCACTGGGTTGACCAAAAGAACACTAAACCATTCATTGAGATAGCTGCCCAAGAGGTTGGTGCAGACGCAGAACTTGTAATGTCCGTTGCCCTGCAAGAGATGTTTGATAAGGCATAAGATGGCCGCTCATATTACCGTTTATATTTTAGGTGATGCTACACAGTTCGACGCCACTCGTGACAAGGTGGTCGCTGATAGTGACTTGATGTCTAATCATATGGGCAGCGCTGGTCGTAAGGCTGCTAAGGACATGGAGACTTCCATGACTGGTATGTCCCACAAGATGGGATCTATCTTTACTGGTATTGGCACCCAGATGTCAAATATGGGTATTCCATTCTCTAACGTCTTTACGAAGATGGGAGCATCACTCTCGGCCACCACCACTAAGGCTGAAGGTCTTAAGGCAATGCTGGCGTCTGTTGGTAAGATTGCCTTTACTGCGGGTATTGCCGGTGCTGCTGTCATGGCGGTCGAGGGTGTAAGGATGTGGGACAAGTATGAACAGTCCCTCATATCTTTGCAGACTGTGGCTAAGAACACCGGTGCTAACATGACTGAGTTTGCTGGTGAGTTAGGCAAAGCACAAAGCTCTGCCGCTCACTTTGGGTACAATGCTCAGGACGTTAATGAGGCTCTGGGCAACCTTACTATGGCTCTTGGTAACTCTCATAAAGCTTTTAATGACATGGGACTTGCTGAAGACTTGGCAAGGTATAAGGGTGTATCTCTTAGTGCTGCGGCTGACGCTCTAGACCATGTGTTTGGTGGATCGACTAGGACACTTCTCTCATGGGGTATTAACATAAATGTGGCTTCAGGTCGGTTGCACTCCTTGCAGACCTCCCATGAGGCTGTTGCTAAAGCAGAGCAGGCTCTAAGTAATGTTCAGCAGAAGCACAATGCTGGTATGTTAGAGGGAGTTGCTTATACAACCGCCTATGCCACAGCATCATTGCAACTCAAGGATGCTCAGGTTCAGTTGCAGGTTGCAACAAGTACAGTGGCCCATATTCTTGAAGTTCTTCGTGATCGCACCAAGGGTGCGTCTGAGGCATTTTCAAAGACATTCGCTGGACAAGTGGCCGCTGGTCGGGCCGAAATGCATAACTTTGGCATTGTTGTTGGTCGAGATGTTGTTGGTGCTCTTAGTCATCTTGAGGTTATTCTGGCTAAGGTTATAGATTGGTTCGAGAAGTATAAGGGTGCTGCGATTGTCCTTGCTTCAATAACTATAGGTCCGGTTGTCATAGCGATTGGGTACTATCTTGTTGGTGCTCTTGGTAGACTTGGTACTCAGTTGCTGTCGGCTGGTGGTCGGATGAACTGGTTCGGATTGCAGGCTCGGGCACAGGCCGCAAATACTGACTCTGTAGCCGTTGCTATTACAGGTTTGAGTAAGGCATTAGCAGCTAATGATGGAGCAACAGTTACAAACGCTGCTTCGACAGAAGAACTAGCAGGTGCCTATGAACAGTTGTCACTCAGTGTGTCAACAGTTCAGCTTCAGTTTGAAGGTATGCCCGCTCTTGATGCAGAGAATATAGCTGCAAATGCTGGTGTTGTTACATCCATAAGTGCGGTTGATGGTGCTCTGGTGGTAGAAGGTGTAACGGCAACTGAAACGGCTGAGGTAGTTAATACTGCTACAATGTCTATGCTTGGACCTATTGCTCTTGTTGCTATAGCTATTGGTGGTCTGATAAAGTTGTGGGGTTCTGAGTCGATTGCTAATGACAAGGCTCGTATTGCAGCAGGTTATTACACACAAACTCAAGCTAATAAGTTTTCAACTGCACAGAAGTCTGGAAACTATATGGGTATGCAGGCAGCCGTTGCAGCAGAGCAAGCTCAGATAAAGAACACAATAGATCAGTATTCTGGACCACTCAGGGCTGATTTCGTGAAGGCAGAAGCAGGTTCTCCTCAGCAACAGCTAATCAATGCACAGGAAAGGGCAATGCGCCCATACCGAGAGCGTGCCCAGAACATACACACTGCTGAGATGCACAGTGCTGGTGGTGTGCCTACTGCTGCTGAGTCTGCATATACGGATAAGTTAGCGGCAGCCGCCGCCGCTGCCGCCGCCGCTGCGGCTAAGCACCAAGAGTCTATAACTCCTGGTACTGCTGGCTATGTGGAAAATCCGATTGTGAAGGCCGGACTAAGTTTCTTGCAAGCTATGCAACAGGCACTCCAGACCGGAACCATTCAATCATTGAAGCCAGAGTTGCAGGGTGCCGGTGCAAAGGCATACCAGCAGGAGTTGCTTACTCTTCAGAAGGATGGTCTTAAGTCCTTAGCTGACAGTCTCATTGCAACACACAAAGCCGAGTTAGCATATTATGGGGCACTTGAAGTGGATGTTGTGAAGACCGGTATTAATGACGAGGTTAAGGCAGCCACTACACAATACACGGACCAGACTGCGATTATCTCAGACATGGCCGCTAAGGTCGTCCAGGGGATCAATGATTCAGTCACTGTGGCTACTGCAAAGGCTACGGCTCAGTCTGACCTGATTGCAAACCAAGCACAGACAAAGGCTGACATTCTCGGGGAGCGTGGCTTGTATGGATTGAACCTTGTTGCTCAAAGGTATAAGGTTGCTCTTGACCAGATAACCACAAGTTATCAAGCTAAAGAAGATGCGCAGTCCATTGTTGTAGCTCAAACTACCAAACTTGGGGATGCTGCGGTTGCGGCGGCTGGCCTGAAGGTTGCTGCTTTGCAGAAGTCTACTGACTTGCCTATAGGTATACAGCAGAAACTGTCAGACATGGCCGCAAAGGGTGGAACTACTTTGCAGCAAGTGCAGACTGCTACCGGGCTTTCAGGTGCTCAGGCTCAGCAAGGACAGGCTCTCGCTATAGCGGATCGAGCGTCAACTATTGCACAAGATGCTGCTAATACTGCTAACGCTAATGCTCAAAAGCTCTTGGCTAGCATAAAGGACAATGCTCAGAGAGCTGAAGCTAAGGCGAATGCTCTTATATCTATTGAGCAGGCCCGAGCTAATACAGAGTTTGCTGGGTCAGGTGTACATATTGAGATAACCGGGATTAACCCCACGGATGCTCAGGCTGTTGCTTCTGCTGTGTCGTGGCATATGAGGACGAAGGTAGCACGATAATGTCATTCCCTATCATTAGTTCTTATGGCGGTATTCCTGCACTAGAGCCATATCAGTTTTACTTTCAAGGACAGACGTTTGGTGTTGGTTCTAATGGTGTCAACTGGAAAGAGATTGACGGGTTAGATATTGAGAATATCCGAACTGGTGACTCGGGCAGACCAAGGGATCAGGGGGAGTTTATTGGGTATGACTTCTTGGCCGGTCGTGACATCACACTGAAGTTTGATTGTCAAGCTACAGGTGATACAACCCTTCAGGAGAACCTCCTTACTCTCAGTTCTGCCTTTGGTCCTCAAGCAAACATAGAGACACCATTGTTCTTTAGCTTGCCCTATTGGGAAACACTAACTGCTGTTCCTCCCGACACTACTGGTACGTTAGCTTGTATGGCTCGGCCTCGTAACCGGTCATGGAAGATCGACATTACTTACTCATTGGGTAACTTAGCGCAAGACCTTCAAGTGATGTTGCACGCCACGGATCCTCGATTCTACGGCCCAACCCAAGAGCTTCGTCTTGGTCTTGGTGATGAAGGAGAGTTTCTCAATGCAGGAAACTTTGACTGCCGTCCGGTGTTTTATATAACGGGACCTGCTACTAATCCTGGTGTTCAGGTGACTGTACCTCCACCGAGTCCTGGTGCTGATGGCAGTGTGAGCCTTTTGGGGTGGGGTAATGGTGATGGTGCTGATGCCTTTACTCTATTGCCTTATCAGTACATTCTCGTAGACTGCTATTACCAGACTGCTCTTTTGTACAGTGCTGCTAACGCAGTTACTACTAAGTCAACTATGGACGGTAGACCCGTTACTGACTATGATCCGAGCAGGACTCTCGGTGCGCTATATACGACTCTAGAGACGAACGAAAGCCCAGCATCAGCAGGATTCCCAACAGCGGGGATCTTTAATGTATCTCAGAGTAAAGGCGGTCTTGCTACTCTTAGTTATGATGGGTTTTTAAGCGCACCTACTCTTGGCTTTGATAATGTTGTTTACATGACGAGTCAAGGTAATCTGTGTACTGGTGGTCTTATTGGGTCGGGCTGGACTAAGACACCACTCTCATACGCACTGACTGCTGGGAGTACATGGCCTGTGTTGTTCCCTGGCACGTCAAAAATCAAGGACAATAGTTCGTCTGGAACTGCGTATATCGGAGTAGATTGGGCGTCGGCATGGCTGTTGTAAGTGTTGATACTCCAGTTACATATCTTCTCTATGACACATTAACTGGGTTGTTTATTGAGACACTGCCCTTTAGGGGTGTATCCTTTGGTGGTGGACCAGTTAACTCGGCTGGATCATTCACCGGGAATCTTGACCTTCAGGATCCTGGCATACAAAATACTGATTGGGTGCGTGCAACAGCACCTAACAAGACGACTCTTATCATTGATTACAATGGTGAGATAGTCTGGGGTGGACCAATCTCAGGACGCAAAGAGACATTTAATGCCCAGGGATTTCAGCTTGAGATAGATGCTCAAGAGGGTAGTAGCTGGTGGTCGCATGTTGTCCAGGCGACCGACTATTCTTCTCCACCCTACTCTGGAATCACTGGACCTTATAGCGCTCCCGGTATGCCTGTGTGGAATCAGTCATTCCTTACTTTAGGGATTGGATATACTGACTGTGGTCCTCCATGGGGAAATCAGCCCTTTATCTGGGACCCTATGTTGATTGGCGCTCAGGTAATGTTGGATGCACTGTCTGTTCCTAACGGGGGACTTTGGGGGATAGACGTTCATGGTAATCCTACAAATGGGTTAGCTATTGCTTTGAATGGTGTTGTTGTTAATGGTGATAATGGTATTGAGTACATTGGAAAACCTGAGTGGACCTCAAGTGACCTTGATCCCACTGGAACACGAACTCCATTCCTCAGCTATATCCAGATCACATTTCCTTATACGTCACTCATGACCCTATCTTCAATCCTTCAGCAGTTAACCTCTTTGGGGTATGGGATTGGTTTTGATATGGCGATTGATTGGGCCTATATGACTAGTCGGTACTCTCCCATTCAAGCTACTATGAACCTAAGTTACCCTCGACGTGGCAGGATATTGTCTCCAACAGGATCTAACTTAACTATCAATCTCGGGAGTGCCCATGACTGGACATTCCCTGAGGACGGGACTGCTCAAGGTAGTATTAACTTTGAGACTGGTGGTAATCAGGATATTGCGGTCATTGAGAACATTTACCCCGGAGGCACTGGTACTTATGGTGGCTATCCTAATACGGCCCTCGTCCACAACATTGCGAACCTCAACTCTCCGAACCCCACGGTATTGCTCCAGCATATGGGACTAAGTGACTCTGTACTATACTCATGGCCTCCTGTAGCCCCACAAGTCACAGTGGATATGTTTAGTGACGAGTGTGGGCTTGGTACCTTCATTGTCGGGGACGACGTGAATGTCGTGGTTCCTTCACTCGATCAGGATGGCAATGTATTTGACCCTCGATTCCCCACAGGTATGATTGAAGGAATGAAGTGGAGAATCGCTAGCTATCAGGCTACTGTTGCCGACGAGGGCGACTGCCTCATTACCTACACTCTTGACACTCCACCTGACTATTCACTAGATCCGGACACTAAGTTGCGTCAGACTCCTACCCTTCCATAAGGACTGATATGCCTAAGGTTGTACCTAATCCAAATGATCGTTTGTGGGATTCTTTAGTTCAGTCGGGCCGACAGACTGCTGGGCTAGCTCAGCAGCAAACACAGGTCTATCAGGACTGGACTAGACCAGATCCTAAACCTATTATACCCTTTTTTAATCCAGAAGGTGTGGCTGTTTCTCCCGACGGTAAGTATGCCTATGTGTGTAACTCTGACCTATACATTACATATGGCGCAAACGGTAGTATTTCGAAGATTGATCTTACAACACGGGCTGTCATTGATGTGTTCCCTGCGACGTCGGTGGGTACACCTCCGTGCCGGATGATGCCTCAATACATTGCTGTGTCGCCAGACGGTACGAAGTTGTATTGGTCTTCGTATAATGGTGACTATGCTTTTTGTTCGAGTGCGACGGATGGTTCGGCTTTGGACCTGTGGAGTGTGGGTGGGATCACACACGTTCGCATAGATTCGAGTGGTACTTACGTCTGTTTCGTTCAGGGCAACGTCGTTTGGTGTGTGGATATAGAGTCCAACCTTATGGCTAGTCCTCACTATTCGCCCCCTGATGGTAATGTGGGTCTTTTCGATATTGGTTTTCTAGGTATGGGTGGTTGGACGGCTGGTTTTCACAACGAATATGGTTATTTGTACGATTTTGATTTGCCTGCTACATCTTTAGGTCGTGACCCGCTTGGCTTGTACAACGATCCAGCAGGAGTGGTGGCTTTTGACTTCGATCTAGGATCTGTTATTTATACTGCGATACCAAATGGCAATAAGGTCATTTGTTATGGTTCCATTACAACTACCATTACCGTCGGTAACCAGCCGCTAAATATGGCTGTGACTCCAGATTTTGCAGAAGTATGGGTTGTAAATGTGTACGATGGAACTATCTCGGTGATTAATGTCGGGACTAATACCGTCACGCACACGGTCCCCTTTGGTACGGCTGGAACCAGTGGTTACTCGATTGATTGGGATATTGCTGCTGATCCTGGGGGCGTCTATATGTATGTGACGCATGGTGTTGATGGGACGTTCTCTATCATCAATAGAGCCACGTACTCAGTTGTGAAAGTATTGCCATGACCATAAGCTACGTCACCTTCATCGCCAACGGCGGAACCGGGACGATGGCCGTTCAGGTTGAGAGCAGCCCGACGGCCTTGACGGCCAACGCCTTTACCTGTGTCGGCTATACCTTCTCCGGTTGGAACACAGCATCTAATGGGTCGGGGACCGCCTACGCCGACGGCGCTACCTACTCCTTTACGGATAGCGTCATACTCTATGCCCAGTGGGGCAGCGGTCATGGTAATAAAACGGTTATGATTGTTGGGCAGTTGCCTAGTAACTTGCCTAGTGATGGTCCCCCGTATCCGGGTGTGGAATCGCCACACTGGGTAGACCCTTCACGTCCACTCTTTGGTATTCAGATGTTGAATGACAATGGAGATGTTGTTTTTGAAGCTAATCATACAGATGGTCTTTTAGTTCCTCATGTGGCTGGTGCGACTGGTCCAACAGGTGGTGAGGGGGCAACTGGTCCACAAGGCCCGACAGGTGCGACAGGTCCAGTATCTATTGGTGCTACTGGTGCGACGGGTACGGGAGCGACTGGCGCAACGGGTGTAACTACGGTCGGCGCTACGGGCGCTACTGGCGCTACTGGTCCACAAGGGATTACTGGCCCCATAGGCCCAGACGGACTACAGGGAGCGACAGGTGCGACAGGACCCATAGGACCGACCGGCCTACAAGGTGGGACAGGTGCGACTGGCACGACGGGCCTTACAGGAGTTACTGGTGCGACCGGAGCGACAGGTGCCTCACCTCAAGGTGTGACGGGTGCGACCGGAGCGACCGGCCCGACGGGTGTGACAGGACCCATAGGCCCAGACGGACTACAGGGAGCGACAGGTGCGACAGGACCCATAGGACCGACCGGCCTACAAGGTGGGACAGGTGCGACCGGAACGACTGGCCTTACAGGAGTTACTGGTGCGACCGGAGCGACAGGTGCCTCACCTCAAGGTGTGACGGGTGCGA